TAATAGGTACCTTCATCGTCTGTATTGTTGTACCAGCTTGGTTAACTCTATCTATCTCTATATTATTAAATAGAGTACCAAAGTATACTACGTATTTTCTTATAACGCCATTGTAATATTTAGTATTAAACATTAGAAGTCATTCTCACTAAATGGATTTATGTCACTAAAGTCAATAAACTCTGCTGCTTCATCTTGGAAGAATGTTGTAGTATCTCCCTTATCGACTAATCTCTTATCTTCATTGTCGTTAGTTATAACTATTCCTGATTCAGTCATTATCATAACACCTGCTTCAGTAGCAAGAGTTAACTCATCAAGTTTAGCATCAATTGAATATGTTGTTGTCATTGCATCAATGACAGGAATACCAGTCTGGAATAGCTCTCCAGAGTATTCAAATTTCTCTAATGATACATCAAACGTTTGTAGGTTGCCTAATTGATAGAATACAGAGTCAGTTTGAACATACTTAACTTCAAATACAGCTCCTATCTCAGTCTCAATAGAACCTCTTACCCATGGTAAGAATATAAGATCGCCTTCTCTCGGTCTTGTTATAGACGGATCAAACTCTTCTACTTCTTCATGGAATCTTCTACGTGCATATGTTATGTTAATTTGATCTCTTATCTCTAGACCAAACTTACTCATAAAGGTACCTTCACCTTCATATCCTTCTACGGATTTAACATATAACTCTAATGGGTAACTTGTATCGAATGATGATAACGGAGCCTCTCCATAAAGGAGATCTGTCTCTACTCTATTTCTTGGCAGGTAAAAACTATCCTGTCCATATATCTGTATAGACTCAATGACAAGATTATCGATAAGCCTCTGTTCACCAGATGCTTCGTAATTTTGAAAATAGTTAGATCGTCCGTTATTTGTTGGCATTGTTCATTAACCGACCATATCTGAAACAGGTAAGCTGTATGATGAAATCATCTCTTGTTCGAGTTTTGCGATTTCAGCTCCTGCGTCATCCATAATCTTGCCCCCATTAAATTGTACACCGCCTGGTAGTTGCATTCCATCGAACTTAGTTAAATTAGCTCCCCACTGATATTTAATCTTTTCAGCGGCATAAGCCAATAACCATCTGTCTTTGTAGACGTCAGGAAAAGTTTCAGGATCAACAATCTGGTAACACTCGGCGATTATATGATCACCTACTTGTAATTTAGTCCAGTCCATGTCGATATATAATCTATTTATGTTCCTATTAAATCTAATAGGCTGCCTACCCACTAATAACTCTTCAATGAATTGAATGTGTTGCATATTAGTATAGTAAGTCACGAGAGATTGATTGAAGGATGTCAGATCATATAGATCGTTCAATGCAATTTGATATCTTATATTAAATAAGTTATTGGTTGATAAAGCATCACCAATATCAAAGACGCGGACAGCACCGATTATATTATCCGGTACTTCCACGTATTTGTTTGTTATATTATCAGCTGTAACTACCCACTTATAGTATTCTTTCGATACACCATCAAAGTGATAATCCCAATAGTAAGATAATGCTTCGTCAATTCTATCTTCGACTTGCATATCCTCTACATTGATCTCAATTACTGGATAACCCAGCTTTCTTAGACAATGTTCTTTAAATCCCGTTCTGGTCGTTGGCAATGCCATTAGGTGTTACCCCCAAATAAGCGATCCGGAACTGTTATAAACTTTCAATACTCTATTAGAACTATCTTGTAGTGAAGATATAATCGCATTAGCTGATATTGTTACATCGTTAAATGTTACGTTATCTGTTGTGCCAACGCTCTGTCCTATATGAACACCTGTTGAATTAGATGTTACACCTGTTCCACCTGTTACGGCTATGTTTCTAGTTGCAGTAATATTACCACCACCAGTTAAACCATTTCCAGCTGTTATCGAAACGCTTGAGTGATCTATATGCTCGTTTGCAACGAACCCACTTAAGCTGTCATGAACAATTTGCGAATCATTAGTAAAGACTCCAGTGCTGTTAGCTGTGATACCTGTTCCAGGTACTACTGCTAGTGATGGCTCCCATCCAGCTCCAGGCGTACCTGATACTGAAAGACCACTTCCAACTGTTACGTTGTCTACAAAGTTACCAGATGTATCTGTATCAAGTGCAATCGCTACACCTTTATGACGTAAGTCATAATAAGCCGATCCATCTTCAGTAACTTGCCACTTGTCTGTGCCTTCGTCCCACTGTAATTTTACGTTTGTTGATGTACCACGTTCTACTTCGATTCCAGCATCCTCTGAAGGAGTACCAGATTCGTTATTATTAAGAACGATAATGTTATCATCAACTGTTAAAGTTTCTGTACTTATAGTAGTTTGAGTACCTTGTACAGTTAAGTTGCCAGAGATAACCATATCTCTGAATGTTACGTCGTTTGTTGTACCTACGGACTGTCCAATATGTACACCAGATGTATTTGATACTACACCTGTTCCAGCTAATACTTTTACTGTTGTTGAGTTAGCTCCAAGACCAAGTCCTGCTAGGAAATGAACACCAGTTGAATTAGATGCTATACCAGTACCTGGTTTAACTGCAACGTCATCTGCGTTAACAGTCATACCATCACCAGCACCTACTGCAAATGTTCTAGTAGAAGCGATTGTACCACCACCTGATAGACCGCCACCGGCTGTCATTGTGACGCCTGTATGATCTATATTTTCATTTACATCATATCCACTTAATGTTGTATGATCAATAACCTGAGCATTAACGGATATTCCGTCTGCTGTAACTACTATTGAAGTATCATCTGCTACAACATCAAATGTTCTAGTAGTATTAATAGCTCCACCACCAGTCATACCAGCACCAGCTGTCATTGTGACAGTTGTATGATCTATGTACTTATTAGCTACAAAGTTATTTAAACTTGTAATATCAATAGCGCCTGTATTAACATGTAATCCAGTTGAGTTAGCTATTGTTATTGAGTCACCTGAGTTAATAGCTAATGTTCTATTAGCTTCTAAGGTTCCACCACCTGTTAGTCCGTTACCAGCGATCGTGCTTACTGAGCTATGATCGATATGTTCATTAGCCACATACCCATTTAATAGGTCATGGTTAAGAGCAGCTGCATTAACAGAGAGCCCTGAAGAACCGTTTAGAAGCGTTCCACCGTCCAACTCTAAGTGAATACCACTTGAGTTAGAAACGAACCCGTCTCCATCGAATACGATTGTCTGAGCATATGTTGTACCGTCACCAGTGCCTAATACGAATGTTGTATTAGCTGCTGTATATACAAAACTTGATACACCACTTACTGCTGCTGATTGTACGTTTGTTACTATGCCTTTTGCTGTTACGGTAACGACAGGTATGGAAGTAGAGTTACCATAAGTCCCGGCCGATGCGCCTGACGCAGGCAATGCTGTAGAGTTAACTACACCTGTTCCATTAACAACTTCAACGCCGCCAACTTCAAGGCCGTTTTTTACTCTAAAATTTTGATTTGCCATTTATTCCCCTATACCCTTATTTATCCGTTTACGAATTCTACTGAGAACTTAACGCTCGTAGAACTGTTTACTGGTGTTACTTGTGTTACTACGTTTGCTCCTGAGATGGTTGCATCTAGAGTATAAAGTGACGCATCACTTTCTAATACACCATACTCAGTTACGTATACTGTTGTGTCATCATGTCCTATTAAGAATAATGATGAATGAAATTCTCCGCCCTGCTCTGCTGCGATATGATATAGTGCTGATTGGTAATCTGCTTTCGCAAACTGATGTAGAGTTACTTGAGTAGCTCCTAATCCAGTTAACGATTTTCTTGTTTTACCTTCTGAGTTAATTGACTTAGTTGTTGAAAGTAAATCATTTGAACTGTCGTAGTTAATATGTCTAATCAGCTCTGCGAGGCTCATTGCTTTTGTCTTTGGCATTTTAGATTATCTCCTATGACCTAATTAATATTTTCTTGAAAGTAAACGTTGTGCCTGCTCCAGAAGGAGTGGCCCTCAATCTAACACTTCCACCATTTGTATCTGCACTTAAAGTGTATATCGTATTATTGGAATATACTGAACCGTATTCAGTTATAAATCCATCAGTTCCATCATGAAGCACGATTGCTTCACTAGATTGCCATGAATCTGAAGTGTTAGCAGTCACTAAGTATTTAGCAGATCTGTACGTCCCGACAGTGAATGTATCCAATGTAATTACTGAAGTATCACCTGAAGATATATCTGCTGGTGCAGCTAAGTCTACTGGATCATTAACTCCAATTACACCAACTTTTCTTACTTCAAGAACATCACCGTTTACTGTTGGACTGGTTAATGTAATTGCTGTTGAATTAGTTTGTGCATAGTCATCCGATCTTACAAGCTTAACACCATTTAGGAATACGTCTTCTGTTCCTGCTGTATATGATAGTGTTTGTGAATTATCATCTGA